ACCCGCACACGGGCATTCGAACGCAGCTGCACTTTGAGGGCGATTCCCTCATTACGCAGAAGACCTTCGACGCCGAGCCGCACCTCGAGCGCGCGCGCCAGATGCGCGAAGCCCAGGAGGGCCAGCGCTGGGGCGAAGGCAAGTTCGTCGGGCACATCCCGGCCGCCTTCTACGCAAAGATTTGCGTCATCAAGAACACCGACGAGCGGCGCGCCGCCATTCGTGCTTTCTTCGCGGAAAACCCGCAGTTCGTGGGCTACACGCCCTACCTGAAGCGCTGATATGCCGTTCAGCACCTACGCCGAACTGAAGACCAGCGTGCAGGCTTGGCTTGCCCGCGGTGATTCTCTGGTGGTCGATCGCATCCCGGATTTCATCCGCTTGGGTGAAGAGCGCATCAACCGTGATTTGCGCGTGAGCGACATGATCGCCGCGCCGGCGACGCTCACCATCGTTGCCGGTCAAAACTGGGTGGCTCTCCCGGCCGACTGGCTCGAGTTCAAGCGCATCCGCAGCACCGCCGAACCGCTCATCGAGTACCTGTCTCCCGACGCGCTCGAAGATCTGCCGCCGAACGGCGACGCTTCGAAATACTCCGTGGAGGGGCGTCGCCTGCTGTACGGGCAGACGCCGGACGCCGACCTGGCGCTGTCCGTCCGCTACTACGCGCAACTGCCGGTGCTCGACGATTCGACCACCACATGGTTGCTGGAGAAAGCGCCTAGCGTCTACCTCTACGCCTCCCTGGTCGAAGGCGCGCTGTTCACGAAAAACAGCAAGGCAGCGGGCGAGTGGGGCACTCTCTACGACAAGGCCATTGCGGCGCTGGAAAGCGCAGACCAAGCCGCAGCCGTCAGCGGCGGCCGCCTGAGGATGCAGCGGCGATGAACCCCATCCTCGGCTTCGCGCCCGATGCAGATCCGACCACCTCGGGGGTGCTCACGGACTGTTCGAACATCATCCCGTTCGAAGCCGGGTTCATGGGTGCGCCGTCGCCGGTTGCGGTTCAGGCAGCGGTGCTTGCTGGGCCTTGCCGCGGCGCCGCTGTCACCACCAAGCTGGACGGCACGCGCCGCATCTTCGCGGGCACCCAGACGAAGCTGTACGAATTGACGGGCAGCACCTGGGCCGACCGCAGCAAGGTGGGCAACTACGCCGGCTCGGTGGAGTCTCGTTGGAGCTTCTGCCAGTTCGGCGACACCTCGATGGCGTCGAACCTCTCCGACCCCATGCAGCTTTCGACCACGGGCGTCTTCTCCGACGTGCCGACAGCACCGAAGGCAAAAATCATCGTCAGCGCGTCGAACAACTTTGTGCTGGCCTTCAACACGAACGATGGGACGTTCGGCGTCTCGCCCGACAGGTGGTGGTGCTGCGCGCAGAGCAACCAAAACGACTGGGTGCCAAGCGTGGCCACCGGCGCCACCACGGGCCGCCTGGTGGCGCGTGAGGGTGCCATCCAGGCCGGGCTGGCGCTCGGCGACTATGTGGTGGCCTACAAGTCCCGCGGCGTCTTCCTCGGCAGCTTCGTAGGCGCCGCGAATGGCTCGTGGCAATGGACCCTGATTCCGGGCAGCGAGTGCGGTGCCGTCGGCATGGAAGCCATTTGCGACATCGGCGGCGTGCATTTCATCGTGGGAGAGGATGATTTCTGGCTCTTCGACGGAACCCGCCCGGTCGCCATCGGCGAAGGCGTCAATCGCGACTGGTTCCGCCGCAACTCGAGCCAGACCTACCGCTACCGCACGAAGGCCACCTACGACCGCCAGCGGAACATCGTGTGGATCTCTTACCCGTCGCCCAACTCGACAGGCGACTGCGACCGCACGCTGGCCTACCACCTGGGCACGAAGAAGTGGGGCAGGGCGGATGCGGTGCTGCAGGCCGCGCTCAACTTCATTTCGCCGGGCGTGACGATCAACGGCCTCGACGCCTATTCCTCGACGATCGACGGGCTGCCGACCATTCCCTTCGACTCGCAATATTGGCTCGCCGGTGGGCGCCTCTACGCCTACTTCAACTCCAGCAATCAGCTTGTGTCGAACACGGGCGCAGCCGGCGCCTCGAGCTTCACCACGGGTGACATGGGCGACGACGACCTGGTGAGCACGCTGGACACCTTCCGCGTGCGGTTCACCCAGGCGCCCACCACGGCGCTGGCCGCAGGCCTGTGGGCGATGAACGAGGGCGAAACCCTGATGGTGGGGCCCACCTGCTCTATCAACGAGGGCAAATTCGATTTGCTGCAAAGCGGTCGATTCCACCGCGTGCGCGTTGACCTGACAGGCGACCACCGCGAGACGGCCTATCGGCCCAAGTTCCTGGGGGAGAGTGGGCGATGAAACTCGATCCCGACCCGCGCATCGAGGCCGGCCCTAACTTCATGTCCTCGCTGAAGGACATCCTGCGCAAGGCCGCGCAGGTAGTGAATCCCATCGTTGATACGGTGGCCACCATCAAAGGCTATTTCGTGAGCGGCGTTCTCGGTGTGGCAAACGGAGGCACGGGCGCGAGCACAGCGGCCGCCGCGCGCGCCAACCTGGGCGCTGTCGCAAAGGCCGGCGACACGATGACCGGGTCGCTTGCCATCTCGGTCACGGGCGGCGCGGCCGCGCTGGTGCTGAACACCAGCAACATGACGACGCACGGCAACGTGATCCTGTCGCAGGACGGTTCATTCAATCGCTGGGCCATCGAACCGGGAAGCGCCGGCGGTTCGAACTTCGTCATATCCCGCTATCCGGGTGGCACCTATGCCGATTCGCCAATCTCGATCGCCTACAGCACCGGGGTAATCACGCTGGGCACGGCGGTCAACTGCAGCAGCACGATCTTTTCCAGCAGTTCGATTTCGGCTCTCGGCGGCTTCCGCTGCCGGCCTGGTATCGGCGGCACGGCGACGGCGAACGTCTTTAACTACAACTGGACGGGCAGCGCGCTGCAGGTCTGGGTCGACGGCACCAACATCGGAAACATGAGCGTCACGTCGGACGAGCGCGTGAAGCACGACATCCGGCCGCTCGCCGCCGACCGCGCGGCCTACCTCGCGATCAAGCCGATTTCGTTCCGGTTCCGTGATATCGGCGTGTTCGAGGACACGCCGGGCGATGCGGGCGAGTACTGGGGTTTCTCCGCGCAGAACCTGCTAGATGCGAAGTTCCACAAGGCGGTGCACGGCTCGCCGACGGCAGAGCTTGAAGACGGCACACCGCAGCCGATGAACGTGCAGGACCGGCCTATCTTGGCGCAGACGGTCCTCCAGGTGCAGCAGCTCATCGCCATCACCGAATCGCAGGCACAGCTCATCGCCGAGCTTCGTGCCGAGCTCGACATTCTCAAAGGAGCCTGACATGGCAGACCCGTACAACCTCGGCCTGGGCACCACGGCCAGCAATCCATACCTTGGGCGCGCAAACCCGAACCTCGACAAGATCGTCGACCAGGTGACGGGCGACATGCGCCGGCAGTACGACCTGACCACACGACCAGCCTTCAATGCAGGTATGGTCAAGTCCGGCAGCTTCGGCAATTCGGCCATCGACGAGATGGACCGCAACGCACAGGGCCAGCTGCAGACCAGCATCGGCGATGCGGCCTCCAAACTGCGCTTCAACGACTACACGCAGCAGCAGGACATGTACCGCTGGCAGCAGCAGCAGGACGCCAGCAACCAGCAGTTCAACCTCGGCTTTGGCCGCACGCTGAACAACGACGCCTACGCGCAGAACATGGGCAACCTGCAGGCCGGCATCGGGTTGCTGGGCACGCTGGGCGGCTACAACCAGCAGGACATCAACAACACCACCACGCAGCAGAACGCGCCGTTGAACTACTGGCAGCAGTTCACCAACGTGGCGAACGGCGTGGCCAATGGGTTCGGCACGACGACCAACAACCAGACGGCCCAGAGCAGCCCGCTCACGGGGGCGCTTGGTGGCGCCCAGATCGCGAGCAGCTGGTGGAACGGCCGAAACAACGGCGGCGGCAGCACTCCGATCAGCCAGCCCAACCAGCAGTCGTTCGAAGACTTCGGCGGCGGCAACAACTGGTGGGGCACCGCTTGATCCCGTCGCTCTACACCGTGCCCGGCGCGCCGAACCTCGCACTCGGCGGCCCTGACCGCAACGCAAAGATCGACGCACTGGAGGCGGCCATGCGCGCCATCGGCCCCGGGGGCGTGCAATGGGAAATCTTCCATCACTTCGCGCCGGGCATCTACGCCCGTGAGATGCGCGTGCCCGCGGGTGCCATCGTCACCAGTAAGGTGCACAAGTTCGAAAACCTTTCGATTCTCTCGAAAGGGCGCATGGCGCTTTACATGGAAGACGGCACCGTGCGGGAGGTCTCGGCTGGCTTTCACATCGTCGCGCCGCCAGGTTCGCGCCGCGTGGCGGTGGTGCTTGAAGACGCCGTATGGACGTGCATGCACAACACCGACGAGCGCGACTTGGCAAAGATCGAAGCGCACTTCGTCGCGCAGACGACAGCCGACTACCTCGAATTCACTCAGCAACAGCAACTGGAGGCCAATATGCCAACAATCAAAACCGAGGTGCAACCATGAGCTGGGGCAACGTGGTGGTAGCCGGCGCCGGCCTCATCGGTGGTGCAATGAGCAGCGACAGCGGCGGGGGTGGCGCATCACAATCGCAAAGCAAAGAGCCCTGGGCGCCCGCGCAGCCGTGGCTCATGCAAAACCTGCTGCAGGGCCAGATGCTGCAGAACCGTTACACCGCAGAGCCATTCAGCCCGCAGCAGCAGGCCGCCTACGACAACTCGTACGCGCAAAGCGACTACATGCGCGACCTGATCCCGGGCCTGCTCGGCCAACTTCAGCAGCAGCCGGTGGGATTCGATCCTGCAAACCCGCTGGCCCGCCCGACGGCGTGGGACTGGAATACGGTGGGTGGAGGCCTCGGCCAGCGTTCCGTACTCGATGCCAAGCCCGCCCCGAGCGCTGCGCCGGCCGAGAAAGAGCGGGGTGAATTCATGCAGCAGGCCGACGTACTGAGCGGCATGAACATGACCGGCCAGACCGCGAGCGGCTTGCTCGGTGGGGGCGGCTACGGGTCATTCCGCTACGGCATGGACGTGCAGCCGGGCACCCAGGCCTACCGCGACATGTCGGAATACTTCGCAATGGGTGGCCTCGACCCGAACGACAAGTACGGCCGCGGCGCGCAATACAAGCACCCGAACACCAACCCGATGGCCTACCTGTGGACGTCGGGCGGTCTGCTGGGCGGTGCACCGGGTGAAGGCGAAGGCCCGAGCTCTGGCGCACCTGGCGGCGGCGCGAGCGCCGGCCCTGGTGGCACTTTTTAAGGGGAACAGCATGGCCGGACTCCTTGATTTCCTCTCCACCGACGACGCGCAGCTGGGCCTTGGTCTGCTGGCGGCCGGTGGTCCCTCCACGGTTCCCATGAGCTTCGGCCAGCGCATTGCCGCGGGCGTGCAGCAGGCGCAAGCAGCGAAGGATGGGCGCCTGCGCAACAAGCTGCTGGAGTCGCAGATTGCGGAGAACACCTCCCAAGATGCCGCGCGGCGCGCACAGCTGGAGCGTCAACAGCGCCAGGATGCCTACTACATGGGCGGAGGCATGCCCGGTGCCGGCGCCGCGCCGGCCAGTGGTGCTGGCGCAGCCCCTGCGATGGGAGAAAGCCCGACCACGGCCGGCGCCGCATTGAAGTCCGCCGCGGGCGCACCACCCGACGCACCGCCGCCCGCCCAAGGCAAGTTCGCCGAGTGGTCGAAGCAGTTCAATATCCCGGTCGACGCGCTCGTAGCCGACTACTTCAGCAACGGCGGCAAGGGTATCGCCGACATGTTGTTTAAGGCTGGCCGGCCAGACATGCAGGTGCAGAACGGCTACGTCTACGACAAGAACAAGGTGCAGCCCGGCTTCTTGCCCAGCCTGAACACGTCGCAAGACGGCAAGTCAACCTTGACCATGATCGACCCGGCCACGGGATTGCCACGTGTCATGCCGACGCCCGGCGCGGTGGATTCGTTCGGCGCCTTCCAGGAAGCTGGGAATCGATCGGCGGCGAACTACCAACCGGAAAGGGTACTTTCTCCGGACGGCCAGATGATCGTGCGGCCGCGCTCCGAAGTGCTGCAGCCGCGTGGGCCGTCTCCCATGCTTCCCGGCCGGCCACTCGGCTCAGCGCCTGGAATGAACGGTGCCGCGGGCCCGACGAACGCAGCAGAGCGCGGCATGGCTGCCGAAGTTGCCCAGGTGCAAGTTGATCCGGCTCGCGAGGCCGCGCAGGTGCGCGAGATGCTGGCCACCCCGGGCGCGATCCGCGACCCTGGCGACCGCGCACAGGCAACGGCCTACCTCGAGCGGCTGGAAAGTCAGATCGCGACCACGGGCAGGCCCTTGATCGGGCCGGGTGCTGGCGCTGGTGCTGGCCGCGGCTCGATGGGTACGCCTGGCACGCCGGCAGTGACGGCCGGCAATGTGGTCGAGCTCTCGCCCGCACAGCAGGCTCAGAACGAGGCCAACCGGGTGCGTCTGGTCGATACGGCCAAGGCGGATGTAGCGCGCGATACCGGCAAGGCCGATGCCAACAAGCGGAGCTCGCAGATCAAGGAGATTTCTGCGCTGGCCTCGTCGTTGCTGGACAAGAACCCTACGGCGAGCGGCGTGGGCGCGCTGGCGGACAGTGCGCTCAATTTCGTGGGGCAACCCACCCGCGGCGGCACCGTGGCGCAGCAGCTCGAGGCGCTGTCCGGCTGGATGGTGTCCAACGTGCCGCGCATGGAAGGCCCGCAGTCGAATGTTGACGTGCTGAATTACACGACCATGGCCGGCCGAGTCGGCGACCGCACGCTGCCAGTGGAGGCGCGCCGCGCCGCCCTGAAGACCGTCATCGAACTGCAGGACAAGTACGCCGCGCTCAACGGCGCCGCTCCTGCTGCGTCAAGCCCAGCCCCCGCGCCTGGCGGCCTGCCGCCCGGCTGGACCGTGAAGGTGAAGTGATGCCAACCTACGAATTCTCCGGCCCGGACGGCAAGACCTACGAGGTGGGGGCGCCCGAAGGCGCCACGCAGGAACAGGCGTTCCAGATGCTCCAGGGGCAGCTCGCCGCGGGCACCGCGCCGGCCGCCACTCCGCCATCGGCAACCATGTCGGCTGGCCGGGCTCTGAACGACATTCCCCGGCAGCTCGGCCTGACCGCGCGCTATGCGCTGGAAGGGCCCGCGCAGGCCGCGCAGATCGTCACCGAGCCGGTGCGCTACCTCACGGACAAGCTGCTGCCCGATCGCGCCGACGGCATGCCCAAGTCCACGCCGCTGGGCGCGCAAGCCTCGAAACTGGCCGACACGTTCGGCCTGCCGAAGCCCGAAACTCCCGGCGAACGGGTGATCGGCGACGCATCGCGCCTGGTGGCCGGTGCCGGCGGCATGGCTGGTGCGGCGCAAAGCGGCATCCGCGCCGGTACGGAGTTCCTGGCGGGGCAGGCGCCCGCGCTGCTTTCCGGGGGGCAGAACCTGCTGCGCGGCCTTGCGTCAAACATCCCCGCACAGCTGACCTCCGCCGCGGGCGCGGGGCTGGCCGGTGGTGCATCGCGCGAAGCGGGCGGCGGGCCCATGCAGCAAGCCGGCGCCGCGCTGCTCGGCGGCGTTGCCGGGGGTCTCTCGCCAAGCACCGCGCAGCCGTTGATCGGCCTCGCGAAGCGCTCCGCCTCCCGTATGACGCCCGAGCAGATCGACGTGCAGCTTTCGACCATCCTCCAGCGTGGCGGCACCGACTACAGCCAGTTGCCCGAGGCTGTGCGCCGCTCGCTGCGGGCTGAAATGTCGGATGCGCTGCGCTCCGGCCGCGAGCTCGATCCTGCCGCCGTGTCGCGCCTGGCCGACTTCCGCGCGGTGGGCGCGCAGCCGACGCGCGGCATGATTTCGCAGAACCCGGTGCAGATCACGCGCGAGCAGAACCTGGCAAAGATGGCCGCCAACAGCGCCGACGGCGAGTTGCACGGCCTGCCCGCGATGCAGAACCAGAACAACCAAGTGCTGATCGGGCGTCTCAACGACCTGGGCGCCCGTTCCGGTGTCGAGCCGCTTGCGGCCGGACGCACAGTCACGGATGCGATTGCAGGCCGGCAGACGGCGCTGCGGCAGGCAGAACAGGCCGCATGGGATGCTGCGAAGGCTTCCCCGGGCTACCGGGCCCCAATTCAGCCGAACGGCCTTCAGGCGGTCACGCGCGCACTCGATGCGGAGGATGTTCTGGGCGATCTGCCCAAGGGAACGAGCGCACTCATGGAGGCGTACCTGACCGGGCAGCGCGACTTCACGCCGATGGCATACCGGAACATCATTTCGCGCCTCTCGCGCGAGAGCGCCAGCACCGACCCTGCCCAGGCCTATGCGGCTGGGCTGGCGCGGCGCACGCTCGAGCAGGCCGACCTGATGCCGATCAAGGCGGGTGCGCATCTGGACAGCGGCGGACTGCCGATCACCGCGGCAACGGCGCAGAGCATGCGCGCCGCAGACGCCGCACCGGGTAACTCGGTCGACCTGGTGAACCGCGCCCGCGGCGCCACGCGCGCCGCCTATGCCTACGAAGACTCGAATCCTCTGGTGCGCTCGGCCTTGGCTGATGCGCGCACTGCAGACCCCGAGAAGATCGCCAAATCCTTCGTTTTGGACGGCACGCTGAACGATGCCCGCGCAGTGGTGCGCGAGGTGGGGCCGCAGGGCGTTGCAACGATCCGGGAAGCGCTGGCCAACCACATCAAGAAGCAGGCCATGGGCGGCGCATCCGACGAGGTGGGCAAGGTGTCGCAATCGCAGCTGAACGCGGCTATCAACAAGATCGGCGAGGAAAAGCTGCGGCTGTTCTTCTCGCCCGAGGAAGTCACACAGCTGCGCTCCGCGGCCCGCGTGGCGAGCCTGATGCAGGTTCAGCCGGTGGGCTCAGCGGTCAACAACAGCAACAGCGGGGCGCTGATCCTGGGGCGTGGCATGGACATGCTTGGGAGCGTGGCAGGGCGGCTGCCGTTCGGCCAGGCGGCCATTGCCGACCCGCTGCGCAATCTGAATATCAGCATCAGCCAGCGCGCAGCGCAGAACGTGACGCCGGGCCTGCTGCGCACGCCACCGCCAAGCAATCCGGTCAGCCCCTTGCTGCTGCCGGCTGCCGCGGTGGGCGGAGGCCTACTTTCGGCCCCGTAGGTGCTTGATTAGCGCCAGCACGCACAGGGCGCCCAGCCATCCCAAAAGTATCGGGTCGAACTTCAAATCGGCTCTCCTAACCCGCTTCGGCGGGTTTTTTCATTTTAGGGGCACAGCATGTCCATCAATACCACACTGGCCGGGCTATCGACGAACCCGGCGCTCAACGGTCCCGACGGCGCGACCGATCTACCGTCGGCGCTCGACGACGCGATCCGCTATGCGCTGAGTTTCACTGCTCAACTGCGCGACGGCTTGGGCTTCAGCGCGGGGGCTCTGGTGGCCGGCCTCGGGTACACGCCGGTGCAGCAGGGTACGGGCACCTCGCAGCAGGCCAACGCCGTGAAAATCGGCTGGAGCGCTGCAAGCAAGCTCCGGCTGCAGATTGATGCGACCGACTACGCCGATGTCTGGCCGCACAGCATCAGCGGCAATGCGGCCACGGCGACCACCGCGACGACGGCAACAACCGCGGCCAACGCGAACGCGCTTGGAGGCGTGGCCGCAGCGGAATTCGTGCGCCGTGGGTCGCTGAACGCGCTGAGCCTCACATGGGACCCGGCGAACGGCTATGTCTATCCAGCTGTGGACGGGTTGCCCCAGTCCTCCTACACGCTCTGGGGGAAGATTCCCGACCGTCCGACCAATCTCAGCCAGTTCACCAATGGCCCGGGCTACCAGACGGCAGCGCAACTGATCGCGTTTGCTGTCGAGCGGGAGGTTTCGGTAAAGGGCTTGGGCAACATCGGCCTGACCGGCGCCTATATCCGGCTCAACGATAGCTCGACGTTGAGCTGGGGCACGACGATTTCCGACGCGCGGCTGAAGAAAAACATCCGGCCCACCAGAGAGGATTCACTGGCCAAGATCCGGCGCCTGTCGTTCAAAGAGTTCAGCTTCAAGAAGGGCTACGACGATGGCCACAAGCACAAGCTGGGGTTGATCGCGCAGGACATCGAGGCCATCGACCCCGAACTTGTCGATAACAGCTGCACCTGGAAACAACCGCGCGTCTGGGAAATGCTCTGCGTGGCGCTGCATGCGATCCAGCAGCAAGACGAGGTGATTGCCGAGATGCAGCGGCGCCTCGCTGGGCTGGAAGGGCGCGCATGAACGGGCAGCCATCCGTCACCGATGCCGTCGGCTTCGGCATCTTCCTGGCCGGCTTGGTCTATGCGCCCAACGTCGCCGCGGTCGTTGGGCCTTACATCGTGATTGTGCTGGCCTCGGTAATCGGCGCCTCGTTCGCGTTGAAGCGCAGGGAGAAGACGACCCGCCTTGTCGCGATCTGGTATTTCCTCCGCGTCGCTGGCTTGGCCGTACTGATCACCGTCAGCCTGGCCGGCATCGGCAGCAGCTACTACAGCAGCCTGACCGAGCGCGTGCTGATCACGCCCGTGGCCCTGCTGATCGGAGCCATTGGCGACGACTGGCCGGCGCTGCTGCGCGCGATCGTGCGTTTCTTTTTCAGGGCCATCGACCTTGCCCGCGGCAAGGGCAACGCGGACAACGGAGAAGCACCATGAGCTGGGATTTGGCACGCCTGTACGCCGTGATGACCTGGCCGGCGAGCGCCGCGCTCATCTTCATTACCTGCTGCCGACTCAATGCGATGCCCAAGAACACCCGGCTGCCGGTGGTCGTTGAGTACGCGACCTGGGCAGCTATCGCTTTCGCAATCCCGCTGCTGCCCCTCGTCGACGAGTGGCCGGGCCCGGGCATGGTGGCCATCGCCTATGGCCTGGTGCTGGTGCTGCTGTGCAGTGCGCGAGCGTGGGCCGGCGACGTGGCGCCCGACGAAGCCACCGACCGTGCTCCCCTCATCGATCTACCGGAGGTCCACGATGAAAAGAACCGCTGAGCAATGGCAACAGATCCTGCAGCAGTGCAGCGTCAAACCGTCGACCGCGCAGCTATGGGGCGCCGTCTTCGCCGATGTGGTGAAGGAGCGGACTTTCAGCCAGGATCAGGACGACCTCGCCGACTTCCTGCCCAACGTGCTGCATGAATCCATGATGCTCGACCGCATGGAAGAAAGCCTGAACTACGCCGCCGATCGGCTGGTGGCCGTCTTCGGTGCGCACCGCATCACGCCGGCGCAGGCGCAGCGCTACGGTCGCATTCCGGGCCGGCAGGCAGCTGACCAGCGCGCGATCGCCAACATCGTCTATGGTGGTGAGTGGGGGCGGAAGAACCTCGGCAACGTCATGCTTGACGATGGTTGGACGTTCCGGGGGCGCTCGCCCATCCAGATCACCGGCCGCGCCAACTATGAGCGTGTGGGCGAGCG